TCAGTTTGAAGATGTATGTACAAGTCTGGCTAGATGTCAGAGGTATTTTTATAAATTTAATAACATTATTCGTGGAAATGGACCTGATAGTTCTAACAATGTTCATATCGGAAATATGTGTTATCCATCTGAAATGAGAGCAGATCCTACTTTAAGTGTTACTACATCAGCTACCTTTATCGCAGATAGAGGTGATAAACAAGTTTTTTGTGTGTATGCAGATACAGCATACGCGACTGTTAGTGCAGGTGCGACAGCAGATGCAGAGTTATAGGAGGTAGAATGGACATCACATCAGCAAAGTATTTACAAGATGAGGGTAAAAACAACTGCATTAAATTGGTGTCTGATGGCAAAACTTACTATGTGCCATTAGATGCAGACAATACACACTACCAAGCTATACAAGAATGGGTAGCAGATGGTAACACAATAGAGGAAGCAGATTAATGAGTAGTATAAAGTTAAAAGGGTCTAGTTCAGGAGAAGCTATTTTGACTACAGATGCAACTGCATCAAAATTTTCTTTCGATAAAAATTTGACAGCATCAGGAGATATAATATTAGATGCAGGGAAAGAGTTTTGTATAGGGGCAGATGATGATGTTCACATCGGTAGAGCAACTACTGATAGAATGACTTTCAATACTGGTGGCACAGAAGCAGCAAGAATAGATGAAAACCAAGACCTTATGCTTGGAACAGCAGTTAATATAAACTCATCAGGTGGTCCACTTCATGTAAAAAGTAGAAATGGTAGCGAACATGTTGCATCATTTCAAAATGGAACATCAGATGGTGGTTTTGGTATAAATTTTTATAACACAAGTGGTAGTGAAGTTGGGAGTATTCGTTGGACATCAAGTGTGACAAACTTTAATACATCATCAGATTATAGATTAAAAGAAAATGTAAGTTACAATTTTGATGCTACATCAAGATTAAAACAGCTCAAACCATGTAGGTTCAACTGGATATCAGATAGTAGCAATACATTGTTAGATGGATTTTTAGCACATGAAGTATCTAGCATTGTTCCTGAAGCAGTAATGGGTACAAAAGATGGCACAAAAACACAAGATACATTTAATGATAGTGGCGATGTTACAGGAAGCGAAACAGTACCTGATTATCAATCAGTAGATCAAAGTAAATTAGTGCCTTTATTGGTAAAAGCATTACAAGAACAACAAGCAGTAATAGAAAACTTACAATCAAGAGTAACAACATTAGAGGAATAACGTATGGGATTAGAAACAGGAACATATATAGATAGTTTAAACAGCTCGAACCCAACAGCTACAGATGCTGTATCAGAGGGTGATGATCATTTAAGACTTATCAAATCGACAATTAAAGCTACATTTCCTAACTTAAGTAATGCAGTCACATCGACACACACAGAATTAAATTTACTAGATGGTGTTACAGCGAACACCACAGAACTCAATTATGTAGATGTTGCAACACTTGGTACTGTAGAAGCATCGAAAGCTGTTACGGCAGACGCCAACAAAGACATTACTGGTGTAAGAAATCTAACTATTACAGGTGCATTGTCAGCAGGTAGTGGATTAATAACATTAGCAGATGTTTACCCTGTAGGATCTATTTACATAAATGCAGCAGTTGCAACTAATCCTGGAACATTACTAGGATTTGGAACATGGGCAGCATTTGGTGCAGGTCGTGTTATGGTGGGTATAGATGCAACACAAACAGAGTTTGATACACTAGAAGAAACTGGTGGTGCTAAAACACACACATTGACTACATCTGAATTACCATCACACACTCACAATAATCCTGCAGGTATTAGCCCTGCTCCTAATTCAAACGATGTAGACATTACAGGTGGTAATGGAGCAACAATAGCTGCTAATGTGGTGACAGATGCTACTGGTGGTGGTTCTGCCCACAACAACTTACAACCATACATCGTGGTATATATGTGGAAACGCACAGCATAAGTAATTCTTTTCTTGATGAAGCAGAAAAAATTGTTACAGGGTCTAACATAAATTTTATTTATGACAGAAAGACTAGCAGGGGCGAGATAACAGACCCAAATGTTATAGACAAAGGACAGATAATACATCATTTGTATTACGACCATAAACCACAATCAGAACATTACGAATTTTTTAGGACTGTTTTTGATGAAACAAAAATACCTGTAAAACAAATGTTAAGAATGAAAATCAATGTTACTTTTCCATTGATAGGGTATAGAGAGCATAATCATCAAATGTGTCACCAGGATATCAACAATCCTGAACAAAGACCTGATCTTAGATTTAAATCTTTGATTGTGTATATAAACGAGTCTGATGGAGATACCATGTTCTTCGAGGACAATAAAATAATAAAAAGAATAAAACATGAAAGAGGTAAAGGAATTTTGTTTGACTCAGGACTTACACACGCAGGACAAAATCCCATGAACAATGACTCAAGAATAGTTTTGAATACAATATTTGTATCAGGAGATTAATAATGGCAGTATTTCAAGCCCCTCCTCCGAAGGGTTTAATAAAAGATGTAAACAATACAATTATACCTTTTGAGTTTTACTCAGAAGCATCGAATGTAAGGTTTGCTGATAGTGCTGCAAAAAAGATACAAGGGCATGACCAAGTATTTGGCACACCAACAGTTGCTCCATACTTTGTAATAAACTGGTCTTATGATGTAAACTCATTTTGGTTTTATGCAGGTACTGCAAAGATTTACAGACTAAGTGGCACATCAACACATACAAATTTTACAAGAGCATCAGGTGGTGATTATTCTACAAACTTGGCTACAGTCGGTAATTGGACAGGAACGATATATAATGGTCTGCCTATACTTTGTAATGGCATAGATGATCCACAAGCATTAGCTACGACAGGTGCAAGTGCATTTAGCGATTTACCAAATTGGCCCTCGAACACGACTTGTAAGACTATCAAGGCATTTGGTAATTACCTTATGGCTCTCAATCTTACAGAAAGTGGTACAAACTTACCTAACAAAGTTAGATGGGGTGATACGGCAGAAGATTTTAACTTTCCATCTACATGGACAGCAGCAGCAACCAATGATGCAGGTGCAGTAACTATAGGTGATGAAGCAGATGAGATCATAGATGGTCTTGCACTAAAAGAATCATTTATTATTTACAAAGGAAACTCTACTTGGATTGCTAACTATATAGGTGGTAACCTAGTATTCAGTTTTAAAAAGTTATTTAACGATACAGGTATATTAACTAGGAACTGTGTGCAAGAGTTTGAGGGCAAACATTTTGTTGTAACTCAAGGTGATGTTATAGTCCACAATGGTGTATCTAAACAGTCAGTTGCAACCAATGCTATCAAAAAACATTTATTCGATGATATCAATAGCAGTTACTATCAACTAACATTTGTAACACATAATGTGCAAAAATCTGAAATGTGGATATCATATCCTAGTCTAGGTTCACAATTTTGTAACAAAGCGTTGATTTATAACTATGTAGACAATAGTTTTACATTTAGGGATCTGCCTGACATTTATCATATAGGACCAGGTATTGTTGATCCCGGTGCTACATCAAATACATGGAATACACAGACAGGTACATGGACTACTACAGCAGGTACTTATGGTGACAGATTGTTTAACCCTACAGAAAGAAGTATTCTGTTTGCAGGTACAAGCGATACTAAATTGTATCGTGGAGACTTTGGGCAACAGTTCGACAATGAGAACTTTATTACAACAGTAGAGAGAAAAGGACTGACTCTTGATGGTAACAACAATACTGTCAAACAAGTCAGAAAACTAACACCAAGAGTTAAAGGCACAGGCACAGTAAACATATCTGTTGGTAGTTCGCTGTCGCCAAATGGCACATATACTTTCAATGCTGCACAAAGTTTCGACCCTAACTCGCAAAACAAAGTAGATTGTAGAGTATCAGGTAAGTTTATTGCAGTAAGGTTTCAACACACTAGCAATAGTGAGTTTGAGCTCAATGGATATGATTTAGAGTATGAAGTCTTAGGAGAAAGATAATGAGTACCATAATGGATTTTTTGATATCTCAAAATCTACCTAGACTCATTGGCAATATGCCTGACTTTCAGAGAGCGATGAACCCAAATACTCCTGTCTTGATGAACGATCAGGGCATACCAAGAACAACAGAGACTGCAACTTTTATCAATCCAATGCCAACACCTTTTACGATGTCGGATCAATTTATGTTAGCTCCGACTATAACGATGAGAGACGGAGTATTACAAAAAATGACTGAAGATGCAGCGCTTGACACAGCTTTACAAAGAGGGGCTTATAAAGGTTTTATTCCACTACCTGGCATATTGACACCGCAAGGTCTACAAGAGACAGAATATGCACGAAGATTACCTGGTTTGATATCTGATTTTATAGCAGCA